GGGACATCAACGTAAGTTATACGATGTGAACCGATATATGGCAGTTGTACCTCTCGCTGAACCTTTGAAGGTTCGTGTGATTACCACGGCTTCCGCCGCAGTGACCCACATGGGACGCCTTTTTCAGGCACCCCTACGAAAAGGTTTGTTCGAAAAAACTGATATCTTCTTACCGACAGGTCGACCCTTAAATCAAGTCGACATTGAGAAAGTGAATATTAGAGGCATCGACTTCTTTCAGAATAGGATTTGGAAAGTCCGGGGATCGGGTAGACATCATTTCGATGAACCCAACCCACAAGAACTCTTTTTTGATCCAAAACTTTATTCTGAAAATTTTGTCACGGTTTCAGGCGACTACAAGGCCGCAACCGATGGACTCAACATTCATGTGACTCTTAGTCTTTACAATGGTCTTTCTAAATATTTAATCTTGAATGACCCTCGTTTTGACTACCATCTAGACCAGATATTCAGACAGAATTTGTCTGAGATCATTCTGGTCTATCCTAAGTCACTTAAAGTTGTCCTTAAGCCTATTTGTGCCTTGTTCTGTGAGTTAGCTAATAAATTAAATCTAACTCCAGAAGAGTTATACTGTGGTGCTTTGCCTAAAGAGCCTTCTGCTAAGGAGGAAATCTTGCAATTTATTGTAAAGACTTTCCTATCAGAAGACTTCATGAGTCAACAGAGACAGATCTTTTGGTTGATGATGTTATCACCGAACCAGAAAAGAAATTTCTCGTTCACTCGAGTGTCTTCATGCATAGAAGATGGGGGTCAGGGTAAATTAGAGGTGGATATGAAAACGGGCCAACTTATGGGCTCAATCATGTCCTTTCCTCTTTTATGTCTTGCTAACCTCTTCTCTTACTCCTCGGCTCTTTTAAGCTGGTTGAAGATGTTCTACCCTAACTACATTGAAGATGTAGATGACGACAGTGCGCTTCTTCACGAGATCTTTGGATTGGTTTGGGATTACTCACCTTTATTTATAAATGGTGACGATATCCTGTTCCGTTGTCCTCTGGAATTCGTCGAACTGTGGCGCGATTCTGCCGCTAGCTTGGGTTTTACACTCTCCCCGGGAAAGAACTATGTTCATCCCCGTTTATGCACCATTAACTCTACCCTTTACGAGCTAACAAATCTTCCAGTAACCAAACATCAGGAATTTATTCCTGTGCCTGCACAATCCCTGCAGGAAGTCGGACTAAAACCCGGAGAATATTTAGGTATTAGGGCAACTACTCTGCCATATTTTAATCTA